GTACATGAAAACAGAGTAGAGGAGGTTAAGTAATGGGTTACAGAAGTGATGTTGGTATTGTCGTTGCGTTCAAAACACGTGAGGACATGGAGAAGGTAATTGCTATCTACAAAATGGACGTAGACGTGCAACGACTAGACTTGTTTGCTGAGTGGTCAATGTACGAAGGTAAAGACGTATATTTCCTACAATACAAGAACGAACACGTGAAGTGGTATGATGACTACGAGGACGTGGTAGGCATACGTAATCTTCCGAAGTTGGCTGAATCATTTGGTGAGGCACAAGATATTCCTTATGCGTGGAAAGAACTTAACGTAGGCGAGGACGGAGCGATACACGAAAATAGTGGCTCATCAAGACCCACAGAACTTGAAGAGTTTTGTGATGCTATGCTTGACGTAACGCACCCCGAAATACATTTCGGCACAGAGGCTGATTATGTAAGCGATACGATTAGTGAGATTACTAACCAAGAGAAAGGAGAAGAGTAATGGCTAAATGGAGTGGTGTATATCTTAAGGACTGTCACAAGTTACTTAAGAAGATTGAAAAGAAGTTGGCAAAGATTGTGGACGAAGATAGCAATCATCAAACAATATATCTAGGTTTGGAAGACGGAGGTGGTCCAGAAATTGACAACGAAAGATATAAACTTGCCAAGGAACTACAAAACAAAATTAAAAAGTGGAGAAAGGAGATGTTCAATGAGTAACAATCACACAGATTTAAATGTAGAGGTTAGTAAGCTGAATGAGTGGATACCCTCAGTAGAAGGACCATTTGAAGGATACCCTCAGATTAACAACTTTGCAATCGAAGTAAAAAATGCAATTCGTGGTATCAAGTTTGGTGTACTGGCAACTGGTAAGTACAATGCAAGAAAGTATGTATACATGGAAGGTCACCCGTACACTATGGGTTTCATATCCTACGAAGATCCAAGGGATAACCCTACTCGTAATGAAGAACACTACGTTGTGTATGCTCTTAACATAAGGAATCTAAAGTATGCCGACTATTCTAACCAGAGATACATGGCAATGAGTATCAATATGAGCCAAGGTGTAAAGAATGCCAAAAGGTATTTACGAGCTGTACCTTGGGGATACCCTGCGATCAGAAACATAGATGATATTAGAGTAGCATGGAAAGAAAAACGTGAAGAGGTATACAACGATTACTATGATTCGGCACAGAAAGGGTTAGGTGTCAACGTCCACAAAAAGGGTTTGATTGCCGAACTTTTTAAGTTGCTTGATAGCGATTATATGTTCCTAGATGCAGAAGTGAAAGAGGCAATAACAGATATGAAAGCCAAATATGAGGCATACAAAGAAGATATGATGAAGGTCATTAAAGTTTTCTTTGTCTATGGCTATATGAAGTGGGACAAAGAAACGTATATTGTTATTGACCTTGGTGGTACGGCTAACCGAAACACGGACTGGCGACAGTTACCCCATGAAACATATACTGCCGACACGTTGCCCCTGGAGCTGAAAGGTAAGGTCATGTCTCTTAACGTGTTAGAGAACAAGAGCTATGTTGATGACGTGGGTTACAAGGTTGGAGACAATATGTTCTATGTCTTACCATAACGCACAGGATTACACGTTATACCAAGTTAAAATAGACGCTGATACAAAAAGAGTTCATGTGTCATGTTTAGGTATGTATTGTGTTGACAGCAAATTAAAAGAGTGGTATGACAGTGTAGACGATTTACCTAAGTGGGTTCAAGAGAAGTTAGCAGTGCTGATGATGCTTGAACCCGAACTGGATTATAAATCAGATATAGGATACAGAGCAAGCGACAGCGAGTTCTACATTAAATTAAAAGAAGGAGAACGGAATGAGTGTTTACGATAAATACTACGACCAGATGCACAGTGAGAAAGGCATGCCCGTTTATGATATTGATACCATGAGCAACTCCATGGGTACAGACCTCAGAGAAGAGGACAAAGCCATACGCATGGAGTTAGGTAAAGATCACTATAATAAATATTGGTTGGGTCATGGTTGGTTAACACGTACCCCAAAAGAAAAGGGGTGGCATCTAATCTATACAATGCCGAAGTAAGTAGTTAGTCAACTCGACTAACTGATGGGGGTGGGGCGACTCACCCTCAGAAACCAGTGACACCAGTTTTTGAAAGGATATGATGCAATGATGGTAATGACCCCAGAGGCAAAAGTAAAAAAGAAAGTAACCGAACAGCTAAAACAATTAGGAGCGTATTACTTCTACCCAGTCACAGGTGGGTATGGACGTAGCGGAGTGCCTGATATTGTTGGTTGCCACAGAGGTAACTTCTTTGCGTTTGAATGTAAGTCAGGAAAGAACAAGCCTACAGCATTACAGGATAAGAACTTATCAGACATAGGTGGAGCGGGAGGCATAGCCTGTGTGGTTAATGAAGATAACATGATGGATATAGAAAACATACTAAAAGGTATAGACTCAAAACCCGAACAAATAGAAATGGACTTCCCAGTTCAGTACGAATAATCTACCAAGTTTTTTATTATTTTTGTCTTGGTAGGACGTAAGCAGTGAGAGCGTTGAGGACACATGTAAGCATATTATAATCGAAATCCACTGCAATGAAGGCAGGTTTATCATATATCCTTCCCTGTAACTTCATCATGGTAGTGCATGTAAAAACTTAGACCCCCCTCACAGAAGGGGGGCAACTAAAGAGAAAGAGAGAGACATGAAAACAACTTACTATGTATTACATCTATTGCTAGTCCCTGACATTACAGATCACCACATAAAAATGGGCAGGGTTCACTTCCACGACCACGAAACGTGCATGTATGTAGCACAGAGCCTACACCAAGTGCGTGACCCAATAATCGGAAAAGCAAACTGCGTAGAGGTAGACAACTTTATAAAGGAAGTTAGAATACCATTACCAAAACCAGAGTTTATGAAATGACAGATGATAGATTTAAATTAAAACCAATACCAAGAGATGAAAGACTAAAGCAAGTACGTCACCTCAAACCAGAGGTAGTCAAGAAGTACAAAGACATGATAAGACGTGACATTGCGAAGGGTCTCATTCAACCTGACCAGTTTAACAATAAGGGTAAGAAGAAGTGAGATTACAAAAGGCACGTGAGAATGCCAAGTTACATAGAGATTTTTTAATCAAGCAAATAAGAGAAGAGGAGAAAGTAAAATGCGTAAAAGTGCTAAGAAAGAAAGAGTATGGAAGTATGTACTCAAAAATAGGCTTGCAACGCCCAAAGAGGTAGCGAAGGCGTGTAAGGTATCGTACGGATATGCTTTGAAACTAATCAATGATTCGGGTACACCAAAAGAAGTTATCATAGCCGAGTCCAAACCCCCTGTCCGCTGTCAGCTACTTGATGAAGCGTCGAGCCTTACAGCTACAACTCGTAACAAAGATTATGGTGATGCTGTGGACAACCACGAACATATCGCCCGCATCTATAATGCTATCACAGGACAACGTCTTACAGCGAGAGACATCACTCTGGTCCACCAGGCGACGAAGTTAGCAAGGCGACAAACAAGTCCGTTGAAAAAAGATCACTACATAGATAACATGGCGTACGTCGGTATCGAATACGAATGCGCTGTGAAGGAGAAGAATAGTGGACTTAATCACTCTTGATTTTGAAACATACTACAACAAAGAGTATTCTCTAAAGAAACTGACGACGGAAGAATACGTACGCGACCCTAGGTTTGAAGTGCTTGGGGTCGCTATAAAAGTTAATAACAGAATAACGGAGTGGGCAAGTGGTACACAGGAACAACTTAAGACGTTCTTACAGAGACACGACTGGAACAACGCGATGGTATTGGCTCACAATACTATGTTTGATGGTGCTATCCTCTCTTGGGTATTTGATATTAAACCTCGTGCTTATACTGATACAGTTTGCATAGCGAGAGCTGTCAACGGAGTTGAGGAGAGCGTATCGTTAAAAGCATTGTCAGAAAAGTATGGCGTGGGTAAGAAGGGTGATGAGATACAGAACACTCTCGACAAACATAGACAAGACTTTACCGACGAAGAACTAGAACGCTTGGGTGACTATGCTGTCAATGACGTGGACTTGACATACGACTTGTTTACAATCATGGCGAAGGGGTTCCCAAAGAAAGAACTTAAGCTTATTGACTTGTCACTGCGTATGTTTGTAGAGCCTGTTTTGGATCTGGATCTGGACTTGTTAGAAGACCATCTCAGCAACACACGTCAACGTAAGGAAGAACTACTGATGGACGCTCGTGCATCAAAAGAAGATTTGATGAGTAACGACAAGTTTGCAAAGTTACTTGCTGCATATGACGTAGAGCCACCTAAGAAGTTAAGCCCCACCACAGGCAAGGAGACATGGGCTTTTGCGAAGTCGGACGAAGAGTTCAAACGCCTGTTAACACATCAGGACGAGAGAGTTCAATCACTTGTTGCGGCCAGGTTGGGTAATAAAAGCACACTTGAAGAAACGCGAACGCAAAGATTTATAGACATAGCAAAACGAGGCACTTTGCCCGTGCCTGTTAGATATTACGCGGCTCATACAGGACGTTGGGGCGGTGATGATAAGATAAATTTACAGAACTTGCCAAGCCGTGGCACGAACGCAAACATGCTAAAGCGTGGCATAATTGCACCACAAGGATATTCTATAATAGACGCGGATTCGGCACAGATAGAGGCAAGAGTGTTGGCGTGGCTTGCCGAACAAGACGATTTGACAGAGGCGTTTGCCAAGGGTGAAGATGTTTACAAGAAGATGGCATCAAAAATATACGGTGTAGCAGAAAGCGAAATTACGAAAGACCAACGATTTGTTGGTAAAACCACAATCTTAGGCGCAGGGTACGGCATGGGAGCGCAGAAGTTCCAAGACCAACTTAAGACATTTGGATTTGACATGGAGCTACATGAAGCACGACGTGTCATAAAGATATACAGAGAAACAAACCACAAGATAAATAAACTGTGGCGTGACGCTCAGTTGTTTCTAAAAGATGGTAACACGTTTGGTCTGTATGGTGTTTTGTTTGTAGAAGATGGCAAGATACTTTTACCTTCTGGACTACACTTACGCTATGACGATCTACGATTTACTACTACAGACAAAGGCGTGGAGTTTGACTACAAAACAAGGCGCGGTCGCACCAGAATATATGGGGGTAAAATAATAGAGAATGTATGCCAAGCGATAGCTCGTTGCATTATTGGTGAACAAATGTTACAAATAGCAAAGAGGTATAGAGTTGTCTTGACAGTGCATGATAGTATTGCGTGTTGTGTCAAAGACGAAGAGGTGGACGAGGCACAGCAATACGTCGAAGAATGTATGCGTCAGCCACCAGAATGGGCAGAGGGTTTACCGATAGATTGTGAGTCGGGGACAGGCAAATCTTATGGAGAATGTGATTGAGTATAGCACCTTGGTCATATAGTAGAATGAAGGCGTTTGAACAATGCCCCAAACAGTTCTACCATATGAAAATAGCTAAAGATTATAAAGAGCCACACACAGAGGCGATGCGTTACGGCACGGAACTGCATGCTGTAGCGGAGGACTTCATACGTGATGGAACACCAATACCAGATAGGTTTGCCTTTCTCAGAGGCCCCCTCGAAGCACTTGGACGCAGGCAGGGTAACAAGTTTACAGAGATGCGTATGGGTTTGACCGCAGAGCTTGAGCCTTGTGGGTTCAGAGATAAAAACGTGTGGTGGCGTGGCATAGCAGACTTGGTAATAGTTGACGACACAAAAGCATGGGTGGTAGACTATAAGACTGGACGTAACGCAGAATATGCGGACAAAGGACAACTGGAGCTTATGGCTATGGCTACATTTAAACACTTTCCCGCAGTGGAACAAGTCAACGCGGCTTTGATGTTTGTCGTTGCTAACAAATTTATAAAAGCAAAATACACAATAGATATGTTGACAGACCTATGGGATAAGTGGTTAGCTAACTATAAACGTATGCAAGTCGCACATGACAACGATATATGGAACGCACGACCAAGTGGATTATGCCGTAGGCACTGCGCGGTCATAGAGTGTGTTTACAATGGGAGTAACTGATGCCGTACACTAAATCACCCAGACCATACAAGAAGGAATATAAGAAGCAAAAAGAACGTGGAGAACACCCAGCTAGAATGGAGCGACAACGTGCGAGAAGAGCGTACGACAAGAAAGGTATCAATCGTAAGGGCAAAGACATATCACACAATAAGATGTTAAGCAAAGGTGGTTCAAACAAAGATGGCACAAGGCTAGAAAGCCCCTCAAAGAACAGAGCAAGAAACGGACAGAAGAAGAAAAAGAAATGAAAAAGAAAGACCCTAAAGTCGGAACAGGTAAGAAACCAAAAGGAACAGGAAGGAGGCTTTACACAGATGAAAACCCCAAAGATACAGTCCCTATTAAATTTGCCACTGTGGCAGATGCCCAAGCAACTGCTCGTAAGGTTAAGCGTATCAATAAGCCGTATGCTAGGAAGATTCAAATCCTTACTGTGGTGGAGCAGAGAGCGAAAGTCGCAGGAAAGCCAAGGCAAGCCGCCATCGCAAAAAGAGCAAAGCAAGAACTCAGAGCCAAACACGAAGCGAAAAAGGGGGCGACCAAGAAAAAATGACTAGACAGATACAAAACAAACTAAAGAAAGTAGCGAAGGGTCTAAGCAAAGCGTCAAAGACTCATGCAAAACAGGCAAAGACTATACAGTCGGTGCTAAAGACCAAGAAGAAAAAAGTAAAACGTAATGGTAGCTAGAGTAGAAACTATAAAAAAGAAGATCAAGCAAGGTAAGAAGTTAGGGTTTAGCGAGAGAGCCAGATTTCTCTTCTCTT